CACCCCGATCCGCCGCGCCAGCTTGTTTGCTTGCTCGCGCCAATGGCTGCGCGCTTTCTTAATCAGCGATTGCAGCGGAACCCGAACCGTGCCGATGACTTCCTTGCCGCCAGCCTCGTATGGCTTGACGATCCCTAGGCTAATCCAGCGATCAATGTCCGCCGCCGGGGGCTGCAGCGTGCCGCTGCGCCATTGCCGGATCCGCCGCGCCTCTGGATAACCCACGAGATTCTCGATTTCCTCTTGGGTCATGTTACCGTTGGCATCGAGAACAGCGTCTTTATGCCAGCGATTAGCCATTGAGACTTTATGCGATAGATGCGGCTCAGCATGCGCAATCGATACGCCGCCCTCGTCACTCACGAGAAATCCAGACATACCCTCCTTCAGCACGCGTTGTGCAGTTCGCTGATCTGCAGAACCAGACGCCTGGTAACTGGCAATCTGCTCACCGTAGACATCGCGATGCATTGCCTGCGCTTGCGCCAAACTAACTCGCGGCAGGGGTCTTTTCGTGTACTCAAACTCACCATCCGGGCGCTGCTTTTCGTCATACACATCATACCAGTGCCTAATATCAGGCGGCCGATCCTTGATCGCCGCATCTATCGCCTTTTCGCCGACCACCTTATCCGGGGCAGATTTCCACCAATGCTGTTCGGCCGGAGTCAGCGTTAACCCTTTGATATCCCGGCTTCGCACATAAGCCGCGATTATGCGGCGCTCAGGCTGTGGCGCTTCAACCGCTGTCGGCATTCCGCCCGTTTCAAGTGCTGCTGCGCTAGAGCCCCTGATCGCACCTTCCGGTGTCGATGCAAAAAATGTGACGCCGCGAAATCGATCAGGCGGACCAAATTGTTCAAAACTGCGTCTTGTGGCGTGATAAACCTTGGTATCAAACCCCTGCGCCTTCGCTTCTACAGGTATCTCTGAGACCTCACGCTCACCTGTCGTATATTGGTTCCCCCGGAATGGATGTCCCGGCCCTTCCCCGTCTCTCAATCGACTGTCCCGCGCCGACAGGAAGCTCAGCAACGGATTGGGTACTTCCTCGGGGATGATCCCAACCTGCGTCACCCCCGCGTTCCGATAGGCGCTCAGGGTCGAGGTCGCGTGCGTCTTGGCAATCACGTAATCGGCCATCGCCCGCGTGCGCAGGCGCATGGCGCGAATCACCGCCGAGAGCGCGGTGGCCATCTTGTACGGCGAGTAGCCGGCCAGCATCGCATGCGTGCCCACCCGCACGATCTGCCGTTGCGCTTCGGCAACGATGCCCTGCAGTTCGCTCGCCGCCAGCGATTCCATCGCCTTGATGCGAGCCGGATCGACTTCGCCGCCAGTCTGTTCCTGCGCCCGCGTCCCCGCCTTCTGCGCAGCAGCGCGGATATACGGCTGCAGCCACAGCCCGCGCGCAAACACCTTCTGCGCGAGCTCGGACGCTACCCAATCGGAAAAGCCCTGCGTTTTATCGGCATGAGGCAGCCGCCCAATCCCGCGCAGTCCGACGATGTCATGCTCAACCAGCCCCTGCCGCAATATCCGCGCAAAGGATTGCCAACGTCTCTCACTCTCGGCTCGCATTTTACGGCGCAGCCCGGACGTGCCAGTGGGATCACGGTGTCCGGGCCGCGCGTCCGCGATCTCCGACGCGGGTGGGGGGCCGTGGGGATGTCGAAGACCGCAAAGAGTAAGATTGGCGAGCATAGTTTCCTGCACTAAAAGAGGCGCCCGGCATCCATAGTTCGGATATCATGGGCTCCCTGGCCGAGCGCCCAAGGCGGATCACCCCGCCTCGCCTCTTAAATAACACAACTCGCTTATCCAGTGGCGCCATACTTCTCAGGATTGGGGTCAGGCTCGGGGTCCGCACCCTCTGCGTTGCTTGGCTGGAAACCGCCTGCGCTTTCGGGCATCTCTGGTTCTTCCGGCTCGGCGCCATAGGTGACAATGGCATCGTCAAGTCCAGGGTAAATCCCGTCCTCAGTCAATTGATTCACCACGCCTTCGCGGAAGGCGTCCTCGTTGATAAGGCCGGTGCCGACATAAATTTGTGTAGCCTGCGCCTTCAGGAACGCGATATCGGCTTTGTCTTTATCACTGAGCTGCCAGAGCGGCGCCCATTCGTAATGAACATCGGGATCGAACCGCCCGAGCGCCGAGCGCACCAGCACTTGGTCCAACATGCCTAACCGAGGCGCGAGCTCGTTCTTCTGCTGGTCCACGCACACATCGTAATAGTTGCGCAGGTCATCAGGCCCGCCACTGGTCGAACCGCCATGCATGCCGCGTCCCTGCGCCTGACCGAACAGACGGCTAACCGGGATATCGCAGGCAGCGCTCAATATGGTGATGAACTCGTGCAGGATCATCGGCAGGCCGCCGTAATTCGTCTGCACCCGTTGCCAGTCTTCCTCCTTATCAAGCAGCAGCGCGCTGATCACCGATTTGGTCTGCGCCGACAGGGTAAATCGCTCTATCAGCTTTTCCCGCGACAGCGCATTGGTCAGTTTCACCGGCAAGTCCGGGATCTTAACGACATCCAACTTGCCGTCGCTCACGATCGCCGAGATCGACTGCAGGCTCGAGGTGAAGCTCGTCATCGTGTCCACGACAGTCTGCAGCACGCTATCGCCCCAACCGCCGCCCATCGGTGCTAGCCGCCAATCCGGCAACTCGTTGCCGGGAAGCTCAAGCACGCGGCTAGGATGAATTTGACTCATGCCGATGTTGGTCGGCGTCGTGTTCGGCAAGTTTTGCGGCGTTCCAGCCACCCGCGACTTGCTGCGCCCGAACGGAACCACGTTGTTCCAGAATCCGGGCTTGTTGACCGCGCCTGGTGGCGGCGTTGGCTGGCGTCCCGGCACCGTCGGCTGCGTGGTGCCGGGATCGCCGCCTGCAAATCCGAACATCGGCGTTGCCACAGTATAATACGCAGGCCTCGTGTAGTAGGGATCGTTTACATTATAGATACGCGGCCCCGCATTGAGCTCATAACGGTGCAACACGACGACGTACTTCAGACATCCCTTGCCGCAGCGCTCAAGATCGAGCGGCTGACTCGGATCGTTGCCATCATCGGCGCCGACGACCAGCGCACTGCCGCCGTATAGTCTCGCCCTAATAATCCATTGCTTGACCTTCCGTTGAAGGTCCATTGTCTTTTCAACGGTCTCAATCGCCTCGATCTGGTCCTGGTTCGCCTGCCAATCGCGCCATTCCCGTGTCATATCTTCAGCTGGCGCGTCGCAGATTTTCCGCGCCAACCAATCTCCGCGATACATTTTTTCAAGCGTGTTGCGGTCGAGCAGAACCAAATCGTATTGCACATTCTTGGTGGGATCGATCCCCGGCATTCCGAGCCCAGTGACGAAATTGCGGAGGGTGTCAAAGACTGTGTAGGTCATGGACATTTCCCATTAATTTTTGCTAGACTTTGCCTGCACTCGCCGCAGTCGCCATGAAACCCGATGTATCGTTGCGAGTGCGGGGCCCGGCCAATGTGCTGGTGATCTCCAAACCACCCGTGCCGGGCCCATTTCCTTCACTGCCTCGTCTCCAATTCTCGCATAGCGGCGATATCGCGATCCTCGCGCGCCACGTCCTCGGCTTCCTTGGCCTGATAAAGCGAGCACGCATCATCCGAGACCATGACGATTGGACGGACGAATTGCACCTGCATCTTGCCACCCGTCACCGTGGCTTGTAGCGGCTGCGGCGGCCCGCCCCAGCAAACGCGACGGGCGAGGTCCTGCGCCATGATCTTCGCAAACTTACAGCCACCGCAGCGCTTCTGGTTCATCACACCCGTCATGCAACCCCCTCGGATTCGTCAACATACGCTTGGACTGCGCGGAACATATCATCAGCCTCGCGTTTCAACTCAGTTTCGTGCCGGATGATTGGTCCATAATGATTCGCTAGGTTGCGCAGCGTCAGACCGTGCGTTTCTACGGCGAACGCGGGGCACGACTTGCAGAGCTCCTGGAACGCATAGCCGGGCCCGGACCCGTAGCAGGACCATTCGCTATCCGAGCACGAGACCTCGTCATCGAACTGCGCGAGATAGCAAGTCACCGCATTGGCCGGGTTCGAGAATTCGGTCATCAGGGTGCTGAATTCCGGATCGCTGGCTGAATGCGCGTTGTAGCTGGTCTGGAACAAGCCGGCCTCAGCCGTGTCGCTCGAGGTGTTCGTGGCGCTTTGATCGCGGCCCTCGCAATGTCGTCCCGAGGATTCGCGCATGCCGCTGCCGAGCATCAGCGCATAGAGATGCCGCAGCGTGTCGATGCCGGCCGTCTCGTTGCTCATGTCGAGCTCATCGAAATCGCTGGCGTAGAGGTGCAGCGCATCCTTATCGTTGGTCGCGCGACGCTTGGCCATGTCTACGGCCGCCGGATGCCCCTGTTTGAGCTT